GTTTATTGCTGGGACCACAGTGGACGTGAATTATTCTCGAATGTAGGGATACATTTCTGAACAAAACGTCGCTGTGGGTTCGCGTATGAGTGAGACCTAGGAACGTTACTATCCTTGCGCCCTTAAGAAAGGCGGATGGAGTAGCGGCTGACTGGTGCTGTAATAGCACCGGAAAACTCTCTCACTCAGTCGAGCATATGACATCAGTATGTCAAGAACCACGGATGGCCAAGAAACCTGAAGTGTGTTATCTAACTTATGCCCGATACGATTTGAACTAAACCCGCAACCAGGGGACCTAGTCCTGAGACTCTATGAGCTCAGGGTTGGAACCTCTGTTTGTATGCCTGTACCACGCGTCTTGCGACGCACCTTTTGAGAACAACGTTGTTGAGGTGCTGCTTGATGTGGCGTGGGACAGTGCGGACGGACCGAACCCCGCAGTTGGATATTTGAAAGTGAGTATTTTGTTCGGCAGACTGGCGATTTCATACGCCTCGACCTTGCCCATGAGGCCCATACAGCGTCTTACCTCCTTCTCTAGGAGGCGAAGTGTCTTTCTCTTTTCGTTCCGCTCGCTGTAAAGCTTGCAGAACTTCTGAGTGAAGAGCGCTTCTACGCATAATTGGCCCATGAGTGTCTCGGTTCCCCAGACCTCTTCCGAGTGCCGAGCCCCCACGAATTCGTTCGCGGTGGCTGTGGCCTTCGGAAAAGACTTGGCTCTGCCTTGAGCATACTCCCAAACTTTCCACGATACTCCTTCCGGCCTTATGGCTGGTAGTTTCCCGTGTGTCCATACTGCCGCGGCTAGGCGGAGATCCTTGTTGCTAGGCTTGTAATCGCCGAGTGTAGGTAATCCTACACCGCCTAGGTGCTCAGGTAAGAACCATGGAAGGCTGGTCTTGGATAACATCTCCCAGTTGTGATTCAGATAGGATTTAAAAACCCTTTCTTTGTCACTTGGGTGACACTCAGCCAGTAACGTTTTCACGTTAACGGCTATACTATTTAGAGTGCCCCAATCTGCGAGAGTGCTTTTCTCGACCTTCCCTCCAGTGCTCCTGCCCATGCCTACCAGCAGGCCCATGTTGATTCTGGGTACTTTCCTCAGAAACATTATGGCCGGCTTGCTTCCCTTGACGTATTTTGTCGGGTCGCAGGTTGCTGGTACAACTTGTGATTGAGAGGAGTTCATTTCTACGAACTTCCTGGAGAAAAAATATTTTCCTAGTGACGGTCGCATTCCTGTGACCTCAGCTAGCTGTTCCCACACGTTTCTGTTTCCCAGTTTAAGGCGAAATGCGCAATCATCTCCGTTCACAGCGACTTTACAGTCCTGTAGACGCAGTGACCTGCCCATATCTCTTTCTCTGGTCCTCCGGCAGATAGCAGCGTTGATAATACAAAGAATCGGGAAAGATACAATACTGCCCATCAGTTGGCCCCATGTCTGTCCACTAAATCCGTCCGGATGATCCGGATTTTGGATTAAGTGCCCAGTCAGGGCGCCTAAGAATAGGCTGTGTAGTTCTTTCACTTTGATATATTTGTTAATTTCTTTGACTGCTCTCTCCGAGAACTCTGGATCCAGATTGTCTGTTGCCGCTTTGTAGTCCCCTGATAGGAACCCCTCGTCCTCTCTCAGCTCCCCGAGCTGACCGCAGAGGTACTCGTCTGTTATCTCTTCTCCTATGAGTTGAAATACCCCAGACGGGTGGTTCTTCAGTGTCCTCCAAAGCCATACTTGTAATGGCTTCAGGCTTGTGTAGGTGCAGACTGGCCCCTTGCTGATGACTCTGACTTTCAGAGCCTCTGCTATGGCGACCAGTGTTACCTTCTTCTCCTCTGTTTTGGCTTTTTCTATAAGGCGATACATTAGTACTCGAAATCGCTCGAACAGATTAGAACCATCCACAGTGACCCTCTCCGATCTCCCTTTCCCTTCCATGTCCCACTTGATCAGATTTTCCTCCGACGTCAGTCCATCCAGCAATTCGCTTTCCATGATGTGACCCACCGCGCCTCCGTGGCGACGTGTGGTGAGATAGTTGGCATTGGTGCTTGGGAAAAACGGGCGCAGTAGATCCAGATCGGTGAATTCCTTACCTTGAAATATTTCTTTCACGGTTCGGCCCACCTCATCTAGCATCTCCTGCCTCAATTTTTCCGTCTCCTCCGCCTCAGTCTCATCGGCCCATGACAGTTCTTCTACTGTCACTTTGGCCGGCACAGTCCTAGTTAGCAAGCTGAATGCTTCAGTCGCCGCAGACGCGAGATCTTCTTTTCCGGGTCTTTCCATAGCTCTCTTTACAGTTTTCATAGAGGCCACGAAAGACATGAATTTTTCCGGATCGCGTTTTCTGATCAGTTTCTGC